ATGAAAAAAGCAAATGTTCTGACAATGGCAACGCTATCTCTATTAATAGGTGGTTGTACAACAACAGGAAATTTCAATATACCCGAGAATAGTGAACTGTATATTTATAACCGAGCAGAGCCTGTAGAAGTGCAAGATAATGGTGATGTTACTACCAGACCATTTTTTTGGACAGCCGCAGGCATACCACCAGGTGGTGGTATTCCTTATCGGTTAGAGCAAAATGGACAAGTGATTAAGCAGGGTAGATTGCGTACCAAGTTTAGGGTTGTATCAGCGTTCTGGCCGCCTTTTGCGGCAATTTATTGGCCAATGGGCTTTAACTCAGATATTACATATGATTTGGTAAATGATACGCAAGAATAAAACTGACTTTTAGTTAGGTGGTTTTTCAACAATAGGATATCTTCCATTTACTGTTGATATCCTGTTGCATTTTTATCGGTATCCTAAAAAAACTTCATGAAATATTTTTTATAATTTTGGCATTTCCGGCCATACAACTTCATCAGGGTTAGAGTAAGTTTGTGGAATTTCCCTGAGTTTTTGGCGGTAGACTTTAAACGCTTTAATATTGGGTGGTGTATCCGCAAGTTGAGTCCAGTCAGTTTTAGAAAGTAGTTTGTTACGTTTCGCACGAATCATAGCCCATTGTATTTTTTTTATTTCTTCTGGGCTTGGTAAAGGAATATTATTTTGACTCATTTTTACTGCTCCCTATTTAATTAAAATTTATATTTTTAGCCAGGGATAGCTTTGCTATAAGGTCACCATTTTCAAATAATCGGCCATTACCTACACGCATAGTATCAATGCTAATAGTTGTGTAATAACAGTTTGGAAGAAAAATTCGTAACACTACATTACCTTTACTATCTTTATAAGCTTCAGGTGACATATTGCCATGATTATCCATAGAAATTAAATCTAGATTTGTTTTATAACAGTAGCCAGCAATAGTTTCATTTATAATTGAAGCGGATCCATAGCTGTAACCACGAATATTAAACCAAAACATTTCACTGTGCTTGTTAATATTCAAGGGCGTTTTAAAGTGCACATAAACATTATCTGTTGTACCTAGATCTTCAATAGGAAGATCTCCTGCTGAAGATATATAGTTAGCGTCATGAGTTGAGTATATATGTCCCTGGAAAATATTAGATTTGAAAACCCCGTGTTTATTTATATCTCCCAGAATATCTCTTTGCTCTCGCCAAGTATCAAACTTTGATTCGGCATCTTGTAAGAGTTGGTCAATCTGACTAATTTTACCATCCACGATGCTTGTTAATTTATTCGACGCCTCAACCAGACGACTAATATCCTGTTCTAATGCCATAAGACTAAATTATTCCTTTTTCCAATAAAATAAATTTTTGTTTGATATATCGATACATATTAGTTATTTCAGCCGTTGCTAGTTTAGCGAGCTCGGGAGCGATTAGAATATTCAAGTCTACCCCTTGGTCTTTTATGATCACCTTATTGGCAGGCAACGCTGTTAATGCCAAATCAAAGGCCAGCAGTAAATCAACCTCTGGTGATTTATAGGCCAGCGCTTTAGTTGGATGTGAATAGACGGCAAATAAAGTACCATCATCTAAGTAAAACCCAACTTCTTTTACCCAATAACTTTTGTTGCTGTCTTCAAGAATATTAAGGTGCAACTGGTGACTATCGACTTTTCTGCCACTGGCTATGCCTATGGTATTTTCTGCTTGTTTTAATCTGGTTTGATTAGACTTGGGTGTATAACCTGCTGTGCCTAAACTGACTTTGGTAATTTTGGCTGCTAAGCCATTATTATCTGCATTAAATACAGCTTGTAACCCCCGGTCAGTAATTACCGGAGTGAGTATTGTGCTCACACATTTTTCTCCTTTCTATTTATGGCCTATGATTGTTAAAAATACTGCTTATGCCCCGCTTCCTAACCTTCATCCCCACAGGGGAGAAGGGGCTTGGTTCTGAGTAGATATTCCCTCAAGGAAAAAATGAACTTGATTTATGAAATCGCTAACTCTCTAAATATGCCTATTATGAATCATTTTTTTGATCTAAAAATCATTCGCGAAGAGTATAGTATCTTGCCACACTCATGGGACGCTTCGTCAGGTGAAATATTGCACTTAAGTTATTTTTATAACTTGAATGTTCGACTTGTAATTGACAACTGCTGCGGCCAACTTGTTGCCAGCCACTACTTACACTGCCGACAAGAAAAGTATTTTGTAGTCTGGCACCAGTATATAGCTGATATTGGCTTCGTTCCGGTTTGACTTTATCGATTGCCTGTTTAATTGCCCGGTATAGTTCAGGGTTTAAAAAATAGTCGTGGCTGGTATAAGGGTTTTCGTTAGCCCAGGCGATTAAAATAAAAGTATGAGGTTTGGGTTGATTATTATTTTCAAAAAGGGGGGCAATACTTATATCATCACAGTCTTGAAACCACTCGATAAAATCCAGCGAAACCCCTAATGGTTTAACTGCACGCTTTACTGCTCCTACCGTACCTTTATAACGATGCACTGAAATAGCTTGTTGAATTTTTTCCCGTTTGGTTCGCTCTGTCCAATTATGATCCCAGGAATCAACTGATAAAGACCAGGCAAACCAAGGTAATAGCTCGCTGGGGCAGGTTGCGGGGTTCCATAGGTTGCCTAATTCTGAAGGTACTTCAGTTGCTCTGGTGATAATCGTTTCTAACTTCCGTTCTAGCGGATCAGTGTTAGGAGGTAGTAGGTGTTTATTCTCCATACAGTAACTTTGTCTCCAATAAGTTAATTTGCTGTAGGAGGTTACGGGAATTAAAGCTAAACAGTCAGGTGAAAAATTTCACCTGATATCAGTTGCTATAAAAGGCTAAGCTAAGCCTGAAGTGAACAACTTAAGAGGAGTAGTCAGTCATCTTGTACAGCTTTTTCTTTATTGGTCATAATACGTACGATCAATCTGGCAAATACAGTCAATAAAATAAGTGGGTAGCCTAAGCTAATGTTGCCAGCAAATCGTAGCGCAGCTGGGTCTTGGAATAATTGATAGGCAAAAATACCAATGCCCGCAATGCCTGAAAGAACGGCGAGTGTGCCAAGTAGTGTTTTCATCTTACAGCCCAAAGTATCATAATAATGGATAGATATTATACTGTCTTGACCATGTAGGAGAAATGACTTGTTACAACTAGGACCAAACCTGATTCAGTTTCAAGCAGCTAAAGAGTTGTCTGAGCACTGTCCGGCAGCAAAGGAAATTCAACAAGAGCTAGTCAATATTAATCAACAAACAGGAATAAAGTGGGTATTTGCAAATGGTTTTTGGGATCAGACAAAAAACAAATGCAGTGTGATTTATCACCACTCAAGTGAGCCTGTCAATGAAGAGTACCAGCTCACTGTGTTTGCGAAACAAACTGAGAATGGCTGGCAAGTTAGTCATCAACTTAAGCAGCCTAATTGAAAGCATGGTTAATTAGTAAATATTTTAAAACTTAAAGTTTTAATTTGATTAGTGGTCAATGAGTGAAGTTATTTCTGATTTTGTTCATAGACCACTAGTGCTGTATCTAAAGTGCCCGGCCAGTAAAGATAACCTTTCCTACAATTGAACAGGTGCCTTTCATTGGAATAATTTTGTCTGGCCAGTCTGGATTAAGTGGTTTTAAGAAGTGATGGCCATCTTCAATAATCAGTTGCTTAAAAGTGGCCTCATTTGACTCATCCAATCTAGCGACTATGAAAGAGCCGCTATGGCAATGTGCCTCGGGGTCAACAAATAATAGGTCCCCTTCATGAAATACAGGCTCCATGCTAATGCCTTGCACTCGTAGTACGAAGGTTTGGTCACTACACTTTACTGGACATGGAATCAAATCTGCGTCATTAGCATCAACTTCGAAAATAGGCTGCCAGCTGCCTGCTTGAACCCAGCTAATAAGCGGACAAAGGCCTTTTTCCCGGTATGGTGCGCTCTGATCAATAGCACTTTCTAGCCAAAAGGGTGGGTTAATACCATATTGTAACCACTCTGGTGATACGCTTAACGCCTTTGCTAGTTTTTTAGTAGACCTCGGCTGTTGGGTAATTCCATCTTCAATTTTATAGATAGCCGTTTGTGAAATGCTCACTAACTCAGCTAGCTCTTCTTGGGTTAGACCCAAGTGCTCCCGTGCTTGTTTTAATCGTTTGCCAATCATAGGTTATAACTTTTTGTGGTAGCGAAATTCAAATTTAGGTAGCATCGTACAACTTATAGTTGTATAATAAGTGCTGATGATGCTCATTGGCAATATTGATATTAACATTAATACAGAGATATTTGCTTGAGCATACTTTGTAAGAAGTTTTCTATAACTTATTTATAACCTATGAGGCACTATATTGAAAGATTAAGTATATCTAAAAGTTGTTAAAACAAGGAGAAATTAACAATTGCTAACTCAAAAGGAAGTAACGTGTAATAAAAAGACTAGTGAAATATCTGGGCTAGCGTCTATGTAGTAGCTAATGCAATGAAACAAACATTCGCAAAGGGTATACCTGTCTGTAACTTTCATATTGTATAGGTTTAAACAGACATTGAGTTGCTAATCAATTGCCTAAAAGGTTGTTCAAATCCACCTTACCATTTCACTTTTTAAAATGGGATTCCATAATTATTAAGTGGCTTTGTGTCAGGTGATAGTTTGAGAGAGCTGTAAAGACATCCTTGTTTTGGGTGCAGAACTAATTTAGATAAATGGTCAGTAGCCTGGATACCTGTACATTAAAAATCTTAATTTTTCTATAACAGCAACAACAAGAGAAAAACATGGGATACACATTAACACCACAAGACTTAAATGGTACTCTTGAAGAACTTGCCCAAGTTATAGGCGTATCTGCAGCTATTATGTTGGCACAACGCATGGGTGGTGCAAGAGTTTATATTCCAGAAACATCAAGGGAAGATCACCCGATAGCCCTAGCTATTGGTTATGATAATGCTAAAAAACTAAGTGAAAAATTTCCCGGTGAATATCTGGAAATACCAAGTAAATCAGCATTTCGTAAAGTAAGAAATAAGCTAATTTGCAGGTTATATATCGATGGAAAAACAGCTAATGCAATTGCCCCTTTGTTTGGTTTAACAAGAAGGCAAGTGTTTAATATCGTCAATGAGCATAAAGATTATACAGTGCATTAGATCAAGTATTGAACAAAATTACATATGAATTTTATATAGGCTAGTGGTTCGTGCAAAAATAAAGTAGCAATGCCTTTTCCCCCTATCTTCTCGTAGTATTGTTTATATTTGAGATACTGTCCCGCTAGTACTCTTAGTGCTTGAAAAACTATTCGTATTTTCCCTCTAAAAGTTAATTTTTTGGAGGGGATCTTTTAAAAAAAATAATAAAGAGTGAAATTTTTCACCTGATCAAAGCCAAAAACGCCTGCTAAGCTATATCAATGTAAGTAAAGAGTCTTAATAAAATGCAGTTGAATGAATAATACTTCGTGAGGCTTTTAATAAAATCATGCATGAAAAATAGGAACATACAATGAACTCGGTGGGACAAACTAATACACTAGAATCAACTCAGGTAAAGCACTGGCATTTAGATAGAACTGTAAGTATAACTCATATAATTAGTACAATTGCAGTAGTCGTATCATTATTTGCTTGGGGTGGATCAATTGATAAGCGTATTGATCAAAATGCGCAAACGATAAAACATTTAACAGAGTTGCAACAGCGCCAAGAAAATAGAATTGATGAAGTGAAAAGTGAAATAAGGTCTGATCTTAAAATCATAAATGGTAAATTAGATCGAATGATGGAATCAAGAATAAAAAAATAAATCATTTGGATTATATATTACCTTGCTAAGATTCAAAATTAGCTAACTAGCCTATTTTTTTGTAGTAGGTATCTCAGGAGAGATGGTTTGTTGCAGTTAAAAGGCAAAATAGCAATTGAAAAAGGTATTCATGACAAATATACGGTAAAATAATATGAAGCTCTCTACTATAACTAATAAAATTATTGAGTATATCGAACAAAATATCAGTGAAGTCGATAATGTTGGTAGCCAATCGGGTTTAGTATATGAAAGAAAACCAATTATCCTAACAGATATATTCCCAGCAATACGAATAGTGCCGAGACTGTTTAAACCAAAGCAGCAAGATCTCTTTAATTCGCAGGAGTATGAAGCAACCTATGCGTTGTATTATTATTATCAGGCCAAAGATGATTGGGCTGAGGATATGATTGCCTTGAATCATATAGATAAACTACTTCGTTTGATTAAATCAAGTAAGTGGGGTTTGGATATATTAACACCTGCGTTGAATATCACTGCTGCTGTTTTAAATATACATGAAACTAATGAGAAGCTGATTAGTGGCTGGAAAATTGAGTGGCAACACTTAATTCAGTTACCTCATGATAATCCAACGACAATTACACCAATAAACCCAGAAAACCTGTATATCAGTACTGATCGTGATGACTTTGGTATTGCTGAAAAATATAATGAGGTAAAGCATTAATGATAACAAATTTGCTTTATCGAGTATCTCAACTAGAAAGAAAACTGGCAAATACAGTCATTATCGGAACTATACATGATGTGGACTATGATGAGGCTTTAGTTAGAGTGGAGTCAGGCGATTTTATTTCAGGGTGGCTACCCTGGCTGACCACTCGAGCTCATAATGATACTGAATACTGGGCGCCAGAAGTGGGAGAGCAAGTAGTGATGTTTTCCCCTGATGGAGAGCCTGAGCAAGGTGTGGTATTACCTGCCTTATATCAACAGCAGTATGATAAGTTGGCTAACAATCCAGATATTCACATAAAAAAATATAAAGATCAGACCACTTTTTCTTATAACCGAAAAGATAAAAAATTAACAATTGCGATAGCAGCAGGTGGAAATACTGAACTAATAAGTGATGGAGGAATTAATATTAAAGGAGATGTCACTATTCAGGGTAATCTTAAGGCATCAGGCGATATTACTGATAAGACAAGAAGTATGGCAGCGGATCGAGAAGTATATAATGAACACACTCATAAAGTACCTGGCTGCAGTGAATCAAAACCAACAGGAAAAATACAATAATGATAGGAATGGATCGAAAAACTGGTAAGGAAAAAGGAGGTTTAGAACATTTAAAACAGTCTATAGTAGATATTCTAACCACTCCATTGGGTAGCCGGGTAATGAGAAGGAATTATGGTAGTAGACTCCATGAATTAATTGATGCTCCTTTAAATCAACAAACTATTGCGGCTTTTTATGCTGCTGTTGCTGATGCATTGGTTTTATGGGAGCCAAGATTTCGTTTGCAACAGGTTAGTTTAAAAAGTCTGACTAATAATAAAGCTCTGTTTGAACTCAAAGGTATATATTTGCCTGAGCAACAAGTTGTTACACTTGAAGGAATAGAAATATGACAACAGAAATTAATTTATCTCAACTACCATCACCAAATATTGTAGAGCAGCTTGATTATGAAGTTATTTTGCAGGAAATGGTTGATGACTTGCACAAAGATTACAGTGCAATTGTCGAGTCTGATCCCGCCTATAAAATACTGGAAATAGCTGCTTATCGTGAACTGTTAATTAGACTACGAATTAATGATGCAGCTCGTTCAGTAATGGTGGCTTATGCCAGAGGAGCCGATTTAGATAACCTAGCGGCTTTGATTGGCGTAGAAAGAAAAGTCATCCAAGAAGCTGATCCAAAAACTGAACCACCCAAGAAACTTATACTGGAAAGTGATGAAATACTGCGTCAGAGAATAATTTTAGGGCCAGAAGGGTTTAGTACTGCTGGGCCTAAAGGTGCTTACCGTTTTCATGCATTGGCTGCTTCAGATCAAGTGAAAGATGTTCATGTAACCGGGAAAGAAGATGAGCCAGGTACTGTTTACGTGACTGTGCAAAGTTATGAAGGTGATGGTAAACCAGATGAGGCGACTTTACAAAAAGTCACTAAAGTATTAAATGATGAAGATATTCGGCCACTAACTGATAAAGTAGTTGTTAAAGCAGTTGAGCCTATTCAATATAAAATTGAAGCTGATATAACCTTTTACTCCGGGCCAGATAGACAAGTAGTTTTACATGAATCTGAAAAGAGAGTAAAAGCATATGTTAAAGAACATCATTATTTAGGGCATGATATTACTGAATCAGGGATTTTAGCTGCTTTACATGTTCCTGGAGTCCAGAAAGTGCACTTAAAGACACCTGCTAATGGTATAAAAGTAGAACCTAACCGAGTTGCATACTGCAATCCTGGTGACCCAGAAAATCCAGAAGTTCCTTCAGATATTACAATAAATATTGTAGGGGTAGACCTATAACTTTTAAACAAATAAGTAGCTAACTAATGAATGAATCACTACTACCAGTTAATAGCTCTGATTTAGAAAAAAATATTGAGTTATTAATTAAACGAGCTGCAGAAGTTAATGTAGATTTCAGCAAATTATGGAACCTAGAAAAATGCCCTACAGAATATTTGCCTTGGTTAGCCTGGGCATTATCTGTTGATGAATGGGATAATGGCTGGGATGAACAGACCAAACGTAATGTAATCAGAGAGTCGATTAAAGTTCATCGGCAAAAAGGTACAATTGGTGCTTTAAAAAAAGCATTAGCTGCAACAGATGTCGATATTCAAATTGAAGAGTGGTTTAACTACGAAGACGAAGCAGAGCGAGTGCCAGGTACATTTAGGGCAAATGTATATAGTCGGTCTAGAGGTATCAATGAGTCTGAATATAACAATATAAAGCAAATAATTGAAAAAACAAAAAATGCTCGAAGTCAGTATGACTTGCGATTATATCTTGCTAATGAGTCAACAACTCCATATGTAGGCGTAGCAGCACAGAGTGGTAATACCACAACAGTTTATCCATTTATTATTAAAAATATAGAAAGCAATTTATGCTATTCAATAGCAAGTGGTTATCAGTCGGTTAATACTATTACTATATACCCAAAAGGTTATGCTCCAGTAGTTTGAATAAAAAGGAATCCAAATAATTGGAAAACAAATTTTATAGTATATTTACAGATATAGGTAAAACTCAGCTGGTAAATGCCACCGCATTAGGGCTGAAATTAAATATTTCAAAAATAAAAATAGGTGATGGAGGCGACGACAATGGTGCTGAGACTAACCCAAAAGAAACGGACACAGATATTGTACGTGGTCGATGGGAAGGGCCAATCAATGACCTGAAAAAGCACCCAAAGAACGATAAATGGCTAGTCACTGAAACAATAATTCCTGATACGGTGGGAAATTTCTACATTACTGAGTTTGGTTTGTATGATGACCAAGATAATTTGATAGTCATTGGGAAATACCCAAAAACCTATAAACCTACGCTTGAGGAAGGTAGTGCCAGTAGTTCTTATATTAAAGTTATTTTGGAGTTGGCGAATACTGATACAGTGCAACTGAAGGTTGATCCAACAGTAATGTTGGCATCTAAAGAATATGTGGATCAGGAATTGACTCTGCATAAGCAACAACCAAATCCACATCCGGAGTATCTTCGAAATAAAGAAAAGGCCACTGATGATGAAATTAATGCTGGATTAAATGATAAAAAATATATTACACCATTAAAGCTAAAGAGTAATTTCAAAAAGTTGTTGGGTTTGTATAAATCTAACCAAACTGAGATAAATAAGGGGGATGAAGATAATAAGTTTGTAACACCTAAGAAGATTAGCTGGGGATTTGCTGTTGAGCTTGGTAATAATGGTTATATAAAATTTCCATCTTGGCTTAGTGGTTTAATCATTCAATGGGGAGAAGGTACTGCAGGTCAATCTGGAGATTATACTGTCATATTCCCAATTTCTTTTCCGAATCATTGTAGCCAAATAGTCGGTATACATGAAGGAACTGGTTGCGCTGCGGTATTAGAAGTATTTAAGACAAAAACTAAGTCAAGTGTAACTCTTAGGTCATTAAATCATTTAAATCAGCCTGGAGCATGGGGCTTAAATTGGATTGCGATAGGGTATTAATATGAAATACGTACACTATGATAAATATACAGGGGAACTAATAGGTTTCTTTGATGACAAGATTCACAGAGATATACCAGAGCCTAATTTAAGAATTTCTCATGAAGAATGGCAAGACTCTATAAAATTAAAATATCTATATGTTGATTTTGGCACACTAAAATTAGTACAAAAAGAAAAGAAACTTTCTGATGAAGAAAAGAAAAATTATGCAAGACAATTGCGAGATAATGTAAGGTTTCAAGCTGATAAATTATATACTCCGACATATACAATTAAAGATGAAGCTCTTAAGCCATCTCAAAGAAAACAGTTAGAGGAGTATTGTTTAGAGCTTGCTAGATGGCCAAAACAACATGATTGGCCGAATATAGAATTTCCCATTCCTCCTGAATGGATGGAGCCAATACTTAATATTCCTGAATGGTCTCCAAATTAATAAAATTAGTAGGTATTATGGAAAAAAATAAATACTACAGCATTTTAACCAAAACTGGCCAAGCCCAGTTAACCAACACCGCTGCTTTAGGCAGTAAACTAAAACTACAAACGATAAAAATAGGTGATGGTGGTGATGATAATGGTAAAGAAACATCACCTAAAGAATCTGATATACAATTAATAAGAGAACGTTGGAGTGGTCATATTAATGACCTTTATGTAAACCCAGAAAACCAAAACTGGTTAGTAATTGAAGCAACTATACCAGATGACGATGGTGGTTTTTATATCACTGAATTTGGTGTTTACGATGATCAAAATAATCTAATTGCCATTGGTAAATATCCCAAAACCTATAAACCTAATATTACTGAAGGAAGTGGTAGTAGTTTATTTTTGAGAGTCATGCTACAGGTGTCCAATGCAAGCCAGGTAGATATGAAGGTTGATCCAGCAATTATGTTGGCTTCAAAAAGGTATGTGGATGATATATTAAATAGGCACGTAGTTGAGGCTCATAATAATCCAATACCGGTGCAACTATTCTTGCTTGGAAAACCAGAGATTTTAAAGATTTCAGAGAAAAATATTACTGATAAAGCTATTACTATGACTGATTATTCGATACCTTCTGGTGCTAAAGCTTTTATTGCTAATATTAGTACTTTTAATGATTATAATGGCATGTATGGAGCTGATGATCATTGTGTTCACTCCTTTGGTCGAAACAATGTTCATAGTGATCGTTTCTGGACAGCTTCTAATTATACTCCTGCACCATGGGATATAGTATCTCCTCTCAATGATGTATTAATTACGCATGAAGGGCAAAACGGTACAGACTGGAGATACGGTCACTGTCATGGGAGTCATATTATTCCTTTAACAAAAAAAGGCCTTATGAAAGCGAAACTAAACATGGGGACAACTGAAAATTTAATGCACCATATAGTAATGCAAATTTTTGGTTATTTTAAGTAAAGTGAAATATTTCACCTGACTAAATCAAAAAACAACAAGTAAAATAACAAACACAACAATAAACAAAGGAAATAAAATGTCTGAAAATTTTTTACATGGTATCGAAATTATAGAAGATAAAAGTGGGCCTCGTCCCATAAGAACGGTAAGAAGTTCTGTTATTGGTGTTATTGGTACAGCACCTGAAGCGAAGGAAGAAGACTTTCCTTATCATAAACCAGTATTGATTGCTGGCAAGCTAACCGAAGCGGCTGGTCTAGGGAAAACTGGTACATTGCCTGATGCAATTAAAGGTATTTTTGATCAAGCTGGTGCGGCAGTAGTGGTCGTACGGGTACCAGAACAAGCAGAAGCAGATGCACAAAAAGCTGAATTTTTAAAAGATATGTCTGATGATGGTGTACATTATCAGGGTATTATGACGATGGTCAGTGCAGAGTCTGTGTTAGGTGTGACTCCACGGATTTTGATTGCGCCTAAATTCAGCCAGCAATTTGATGTAGCAGATAAATTAAAAGTAGTTGCAGAGCGGTTGAGGGCAATTGCCATTGTTGATGGACCAAATACCAACGATGCTGAAGCTAAGCAATATGCTGAAAAGGTGTCTTCAGAACGGGTATATATGGTTGATCCTTTTGTTAAAGTATTTAATGCGGATACCAAGGCTTATGAAGAACAACCTATGAGCCCTCGTGCAGCAGGTGTCATTGCGCGAACTGACAATGATTCGGGTTTTTGGTGGTCTCCATCTAATCAGCAGATTAATGGTATTAATAATTTAGCACGAGCCGTTGATTTTACGTTAGGTGACACTAATTGCCGAGCTAATTTATTGAATGAAAAGCATGTCACTACTGTTATTCGTAAAGATGGTTTCCGTTTATGGGGCAACCATACAACAGGTAGAGAAGAGAAATGGCGATTCTTGTCTGTCCGTCGTACTGCAGACATGATTAATGAAAGCCTATTACGAGCACATATGTGGGCTGTGGACCAAAATATCACTACTTTGTATCTTGAGCATGTCTCAGAAGGAGTGAATAATTATTTGCGTGATTTACAGGCTAAAGGAGCGATTATTGGTGGTAGATGCTATCCAGATCCTGAGCTTAATTCTCCTGATAGTATTCAGAATGGTAAGGTATATTTTAATGTGGAATTCACCCCGCCTTACCCAGCAGAACATATTACATTTACATCGCGCTTAACCAATGAATATCTGGAGGAGTTAGTTTAATGGCATTAAGTGATAAATTTAGCATGCCAAAAGTGCTGCAAAATATGAACCTGTTTATTTCTGGTAAAGGATATGCAGGGCGAGTATCAGAAATTACGTTACCAAAGCTCACTATAAAAACGGAAGAGTATAGTGCTGGTGGTATGGACCTTCCCTTGAGTATTGATATGGGGATGGAAAAACTGGAATGTAGCTTTACTGTTCATGAATGTAACAAAAATATCTTTGACTGGTTTGAGTTAAATCACGATAAGAAAGAAAACCTTATTATTCGTGGTGCAATGGATCAAGGTGGTCAAGTTCATACGGTAGAAATTGTTTTATCGGGTGGCTTTAAAGAACTGGACATGGGAGGTTGGAAGCCAGGTGATAAAGCAGCAACCAAAATTCAAGCTGCACTACGCTATTACAAATTAACTATCGGTAGTGAAGTACTGGCTGAAGTTGATGTTGTCAACATGAAGCGTATTATCAATGGCAAAGACAAGTTGAAAGATATTAGAAAAGCGATTGGCTTGAGCTAAATAAATCTTCTTCCTGTTCTACCCCATACGACGAGTATATCATTAAAAGTCTCTTTTTTGTGGCGGGGTGTAAAGCTGCTTTAACCCTCTCTCCCCCGTGGGGGAGAAGGAACTAAGTTTAGAGTCCTTCTTTCTGTGCTCCCTTTGAGGGAAAAGACTAAAAACTAGAAACATTAAAAAACTATCATAACTATTTAGGTATTAAAATGAAAACGAAAATCGAACTGGCATATCCAATTACAACAGAAGGTGTTGAAGTTGATACTATTTACCTGCGCCGTCCACGAGCTAAAGATTTAAAACGGATGGAAGACTCTAAAGGTGGTGATATCACTAAGTCTATTGATTTAATTGCTGATTTAGCTGAACTAGCACCATCAGCGATAGAAGATCTTGATGCTGCGGACTTTCAAAAAGTAAATGAAGTGGTTGCTGATTTTTTGGGGCAACGGTAATTCCTGCTGATATCCATGGTGTATTAGCTGATCTGGCGGTGGTGTTTCATTGGCCGCCTTCAGAATTATGGGAGCTGGAATTATCTGATTTGATGATATGGCACGAAAAAGCAAAGGAACGAACAACACAGGAATATAACAATGACTGATGCAGTCACATCCGCATTAAATCAGCTCTTTGATAACAATATTGCAGCAGTCAATAAACAAGCACAAGCTGCTTCGAATAGTTTATCGAAGGGGTTAAATAATAGTTTTCAATCTATCAATAGAACATTAGAAACAAAGTTACCAAAAGTAAGTCAAACAATTGCTGAAACACTTAATCTGGAAAATAAATTAGTACAAAACTCGCTAGAAGGCATTTGGCAGGCTTCAGGTGGTGTTAATAATTTATTAACTAATACCACATCTGCTTTAAATAGTGTAAAAGATGCATTAATTGACTCTGTAACTAATGATATTGGTCCAGCGCTACTTGATAATGCGCAAGAGAGTGTAGCAACGAGTATTGCTGATAAACTAAGTATTAATACAGGTGTCGTGAATAATTTTGTTGGTGATATTAGACAAGCCATTGCTAATCCATTTGAGCTGGCAGAAAATTTTTCTGCAGTAGGTGAAAATCTGCAAAATGCTTTATCTGGGGACTCTGCTATTAGTTTATTGCAGTCTTTAGGTGATGCGCATTTACCTAAAGTTGGGCAGTCAATAGCCAATGCGTTAAGTTTGGATGAAAGCCTAGTAACCGGATCACTGGAAAGCATCTGGCAGGCATCTGGAGGGGCAGATAATTTAGTCAATAACTTTGAAGGCGCTTTCAGTGCAATCAAAGCAACGGCATATAATGAGCTGAAAGATGTTATTTCGCCAGCACTATTAGATAATGCACAAGAAAATTTATCTAATGCTATTGCTAATAAATTTAATGTTAATGCTGGTTTGGTAAATAGCTTTGTAGGTGATATTCGACAGGCTATAGGTAACCCTTTTGAACTGGGTGACAACTTAGCTAATGTTGGAGGTGCCATTGTAGAGCTGGGACAACAACATTTAGCAAGTTATGGAGAATCTCTGGCAAATAATACGGCAGCATTAATTAGTCGTAGAGCAAATCTGGTCAAGAATACCTTTGCTACTCAAGGCTTTTCAGCTGGAGTAAAATCATTAACCAGGCAATTTAGGTTGCTTAGTCGATTAGGCGTTTTAAAATTTAAAAGAACACTATCAACATTGGTTGGAGGAATTCGCCTAGCAACTGCACAATTCTGGTTATTTAATGCTTCTATTTTGGCAAACCCACTAGTGGCAATAATTGCAGGTATTGTTGCAGCTGTAGCTGTTGTTGGTGCGATTATCTATAAATACTGGGAACCTATTAAAGCTTTTATGTCAAGTATGTTTGATGGCTTGATTAGTGCACTTGGGCCTGTTAGACAAGCTTTAGCACCTATTTTCTCAGCTCTAGAACCTATTTTTTCAAGTATTGGCTCTGCTATTAATTGGATTGTTGATGCTTTTAGTAATTTATTTACGCCAGTTCAGTCCACTGCTGCAGAATTAGCTGCATTTGGCTCTATAGGTGAAAGTGTGGGTAATGTACTGGGTACAGTATTTACCTTTTTATTGACACCAATTGCGTTAGTTGCTGAAGGTATTGGTTGGTTGGGTGATAAAGTTTCTGCATTTGCTGATTTTGCCGGTGGTTTACTTGGTGGAATAGTAAGCTTTTTTGGTGGTGATGACGATGAGGATGAAGATAAAAAGGAAAAAGAATCTAATAAAAAAGCCAAAAAAGAACAGCAGGTTAAACAGCGAGTTAAGACGGTAGCTTCTCAAGTGACTACCGCTATTACCTCTGCAGCAGGTAATGTAGTAGACCTAAATAACTATCGAGTTGCGCAATCGAGTAATTATACTCAGCATGTATCGCTATCGAGCAATCAAAGTATAGGAAGCATTCATCCTCAACGGCAGAATGTAGTGCCTATTAGATCGCAGGCCACTAAAAATAATGTCGCAGTCAACGCACCAATTACGATTAATGCAACAGCTAACCAAAATCCACAAGAAATTGCTGCCATGGTAAAAGTAGAACTTGATAAACGAGAGCAACAAGCACAATTGAAACAGCGAGGGGCGCTCTATGACATCGGCTAATATAGAACAAAGCCTGGTGATGATGACTTTATCACGTCCAGGTAGTAAAGCAGAGTATTTTCATTTTTCTATATCGACGGCAGCCTATGATGACTTAACGATTACGGATAGTTATCGTTGGGCTACACAAGATAGAATTAGTTATTTACCCGCTACTCAATATTTGGGACCAGGATTAACAACAATTGCACTGAAAGGCATCATTTATACTCAACTTAATAAAAACAGTTATTTTTTACTAGATAAGCTACGAAACCTGGCGGGTAAAGGGGAGCCTTTTCTATTAAGCGCTGGTACTGGAAAAATACAAGGTCTTTATTTGATTGAATCTATAACTGACCAGCAAAATTTCTTTTTTTCTGATGGTTTACCAAGAAAGATAAGTTTTACTATTAATTTGAAACAATTTGGAGGAGTAGTGTGTCGACAACCGATAACAGTGAAATCTCAACGACAAGCGACGTCGAATTACCAGAGCGACAACAAGAGAACGAACAGCAATTACAAGTCTGGCGAGAGCAACAGGAAAAATACGCTGAGCAAGCAAGGCAACAAGGAAAAGTCGTCTACCGGACGAGTGGGGGAGAAACCGCCGATTGGATTGCATGGCAGCTCTTCAAAGAAACCCGCTTTATCACGGAATCTATTTACGAAGAAAACCCGGGGCTAGCAAACTTTGGGGTATATTTACCAGAAAATATACCTATTATAATACCGGCAGTAGAGCTGCAAGAAAATAATGCTGATCAGGTGGTACTATGGCAATAAAGCCTATTTATAAATTATTGGCAGATAATGAAAATATTACCAAAGTGATTTATAATCGGCTACTTGATATTACGATTACGGATAATGCTGGTTGGGAATCTGATTCTCTGGAAGTGACTCTTGATGATACAGGGCATGCGATCGCATTGCCTGATACTGGAGCAAAACTAGAAATTTATCTGGGTTATAAAGAAACAGAGCTGGAGTTGATGGGGGCTTATACTGTTGATGAGATTGAGCTGGCCAGTCCACCGAATACGTTGAAAATAACAGGTAAAGCAGCCAATATGGGTTCCAGTTTGAAATCACCAAAAACCATAACTTGGAGTGAAAAGGGAGGTGCACAATCAAAGGCGAATCAAGTAAACTTAGAGACTATTTTCAGTAAAATAGCTAAGGATAATGGCCTGAAAATAAAAATAGATAAAAAATACAAAAATAAAAAATTTACTATCCTAAACCAACGGAATGAAAGCGATATTAATTTTTTAACCAGACTAGCCACCAGTGTGGGTGGTGTTCTGAAGATTACTGATGATACTCTGTCACTTAAGCCAAGAATACCTGAGACTGGAGTCATTGAGTTAATACCTCAGGATGTAACTCAGTGGCGGGTTAATATTACTAAACGGACTTCTTATAATTCAGTTACAGCTAACTATTACGATAAAAAACGAGGTAAAAAGTTTAAAGTAACCGTTGATAAAGAAAAAAAAGGTAAACAATCAAAACCGGCTAGGCAGATTAGAACTGATGCTATTTCAGAAGTTGCTGCAACCGCTTTAGCAACAGCAGAATTGGAAAATGCCGCTCTAGGTGAAAAGCAATTAACCATAACGCTGCCAGGAAATACAGCTATCAAAGCAGAGCGACAGCTTAAGTTAATTGGCTTTAGAGCGGGTGCTAATGGTTTGTGGGTAATTGATACGGTTAAGCATCAGTTAAATAATTCAGGTTATATAACTGAGATTACAGCATCATCAGCGAACTAGAGTTTTCACATCCTCTCCTAGAGAGGGTGTCACTAGTCTTGCTGTAGCAGACTAGCCCCCTCATCCTAGCCTTCTCCCCAGCGGGGAGAAGGGACTTGATTTGGAGTACTTTTTTCTCCTTTTTTAAGATTTTGGCCCCACTGTAATAACCAGCATATTCTCCGGATCGACATATTTAGCAAAGGCTTGTTTAATATCCTGAACCGTTACTTTTTGAATACTGGCAACAAAATCATCTAAATAAGTAAGAGGTAGTTGGTAAAAACCAATTGATCCTAATTGCCCTACTATATCGCCATTACTTGCGTAGCTAAGTGGAAAACTACCAAGGATATTTTGCTTGGCATCACTTAGCTCTTTTTCAGTAGGGCCTTTTTTAATAAAGTCGTCAATAGTTTTTTTGACAATAGCTAAAGCCTGGGTTGTTTGTTCAGCTTTAGTTTGCAGGCTAATTAAGAAAGGACCAGCTGCTCGCATTAAGATAAAGCCGCTGCCTACGCTATATGCTAGTCCTTGTTTTTCACGTACATTTTCAAATAGTCGAGAACCAAATCCGCTTCCTCCTAAAATATGATTACCTATAAAGATAGCTGGATAGTCTGGATTGCCTTTTTTAAGCCCTAAAGCTCCCATATAAACATGGGTCTGGCTGGAGGGAAATGCTACTTGATTTGATAGCTGTTTAGTTTTAATGGGTTTTATGAGCGGTTCTGCATGCCCTCCTGAGTGCATTGGTTGGGTAATTTGATTCGCGATTTGTTTCGCTTGTTGTTGGCTGATATCCCCTACCATAGCGATAATTAAATTTTTAGCTACATAATATTCTTTATAAAAAGTAATCAGGTGATTTTTCTTAATACTGGGAATCGACTTATCAGTTCCCTCTTTAGGTGTGCTATAAGGGTGTTCACCATAAAGGTTGGCGTAAAATGCTTGCTCTGCTAGCTTGCCTGGTTGTTGTTTTATATATTGCAAACTGCTGAGAATCTGGTTTTTTACCCGGTTAACTGCATCGTCAGGGAAATTCATATCAGTAACAACTTCGGTAAATAACTTTACAGCAGGTTTTAGGTATTTCTCGTCAGTTAAGGTACGTAGAGAGGCTGTAGCCATATCACGATAAGAGCCATTACTGAATTTTGCACCCAAAGACTCAAACTGCTCAGCAATTTGGTTGCTGTTAAGGTTTTTAGTTCCTTCTCCTAACATACCGTTGGTTAAGTAAGCTAAACCAGGTATATAAGCATCTCTTGCTGAGCCTGCATCAAACACCAGTCGTATATCTAACATGGGAATTTCTGGTGCAGCCACAAAATAAACCTGAGCACCTTTATCTGTTTGCCACTGTTGGATTGAAATTTTTCTTTTGGGAAGATCTTTACTAACCAGTACTTCCAGTGACTCGAAACGTGGGTCAACCATTTTTTTTACTGGTTCACTGGGCTTGGTTGATTCTGATGTTGTTTGTGGGGCTTCTTTAACTAAAGGTTTTTGCACTTCAGTTAACTTAGGCGCAGGTGGAACTTTTTTATTGTCGGGCTTTGATTTAGTGACTTGCTCTGGGGCTTTAACTATGGGCTTTGTAGTCTCAGGTTTTGGTTCTGATTTTTGATCTGGCTCTGGTTTGGATGGTTGGGTTACTGAAATGGGTGTTGGTGATGGTTGAGCTGGTTTTTCAGGAATTACTGGCGGTTCTGATTCAGGAAGGTCTTTACTAACTGACTTATCTACAGTGACAGATTCTGTTGTTAACTGTTGTTTTCCTGGTTTTTGTTCTTCAACTATTGGCTGTGGTGTTTGAGAGATGTTTGTTTGATTAATAGCCTCTGTAGTAATGGCTTTTTCAGGTTCTGTTTTTGCCGGTAAATTTGCTTCTGTTTTTTTTGGGGTATCTTTTGGCTGGGCAGTAGTGACTGTTATTACTGGTTTAGAAGAAACGGGTTGTTGTTGATCTGCTTGGATAATAGGCTGGCCCTCTTTATCCATATCAGGTGTTGCCGTTTGTTTTTGTTGTGTATCAGGCTCAGTTAAGTTAACTACAGGTGTTTCAGTAGGCTGTTTAGGTGGAAGTACTTTTGGAGGCTGTTCAGTAATTGGTGTTTGTGTAACGGCAGGTTGTTGTATTGGCTGTTCTTGCCCTTGCCCTTGCCCTTGTTTTTGAGGGTGACTAGTGGAATTGACTTTGCTGGCTGTTTGGCTTTCTTCTTCTGGCTCTTTTTCTTTTGTAGCTGTTTTTTTTACGTGAGATGCTGGTGCGCCAATTAATGTTGCGCTGGCTTCTTCGTAACCTGTTTTATGTAAAGCTAGGATAATTATGGGTAAAATAAAGATAATGCCCCATAAAACTTTCCGTTTATGCTTTTGATTTTTTAATAAATACAT